CAAGTGCTGGGTTAGACTTCATCTGCTCAGCAATCTGTGCAACTTCTGAAGCCTTGATACCAAGATTACCTGCAACCTCTTGCTTTGCTTCTTGAGTCAATGCTCTAAGGGTTTGACTAACTGCTGTAACTTGTTCTGCAGAAAGTTTAATTAATTTATTATCCTTGCTTGTAAGATTAGCAATAACATTAGATAGATCTTCTTCTGTTCCCGTTCCTTTTTCAGGAATCAGTGCTGCTAAAACTGCATCTTTAATTTCTACATCTGGGGTAGTCCAAGGATTCTCTTCTGGCTTTGGTTCTGGTCTAGGCTCTGGAGTAGGCTCTACAGTAGGCTCTACAACTGGCTCTTCAGTTGGTTCTGGGTCTGGTGTAACCTCTGGGGTAGGCTCGTCTGTAGGGTCCACTGTAGGCTCTGCAGAAGGCTCTGGTGTAGGAGGCTCTTCTACTGTAGGTTCAGGGCTTGGTTCTGGTGTTGGTGGTTCCTCAGCAGTTGGTTCTGGAGAAGGCTCTGGTGTAGGTGCAACTGTTGGTTCTGGATCTGGGCTTGCCTCTGGGGTTGGCTGATTGTTTGCAGCATTTGCTGCTGCTTGAGCAATAGCAGATTGAATTTCTCTTTGTGATTGTTCATCATAGTAACGCCATGCGTTATCAATTGCACCGTTAACATTATTAATTGCTTGCTCATATGCGTCAATAGCATTATTTTTATTTTGCAATGCCGTTGCAACATTTAAAACTGAATTGTTATATTCAGTTGTTTTATTAGTTAAGGTTTGATTATATCCATTAAGTGTTGAGACTGCTTGGTTATAAACATTTAATTTATCATTGTATACATCTTGGGCTGAGTTCTTTGCAGCAAGTGCAGAGTTATATGCGTTAGTTTGTTCTTGAGTTGCTCCAGATCCAGATGAGAATGTATTTAAATTACAACTAAAGTTTTGTCCCCATACTCGTGGATCTCCAGCATAATCACAACCTGCTCCAGTCCAGCCTCCAGGAATTGCCCACCCAAGATGGTAAGACCCTGGGCCACCACCGTTGTACCACCAAATCTCTACATCAAAAACCTTATCGCTTGTTACATCATATACAGGAGAATAAGCACTCCAAGTTGTTCCCTGCTCCCGCCAATTATTAATAGCCAGTTCTCCATCAATGTACATTCTAAAACCATCATCTGTATATCCTGCAAATTTTGTTGATGTAAACCATGAAGGAACTGTTATTTGTCCAGTAAATTTAACTATAAAGTTTTCATATCTATTACCACAAACTGGACGGGTCATATAATTTCCATTTAATGTTCCACTACATAAGAATTGATCTGTGGCTGCAAGCCCATCAACTCTAATTAAACTATAAACATTGTATGACAAACCAGCCCTACCAGCATTATTTAATGCTTGCTGGGCAGTTGATAAATTAATATTGGCTACTCCAAGAGCATCATACGCATTATTCTTATTAGTTAGGGCAGTGGCTACCTCTGCTGTTTGTTCATCTAATGCTGATTGGGCTGAGTCTTTTTGTTCAAGTGCCGTGGCTTTTACGTCAAGAGAGTCATCATATAGGTCAGAGGTTTGGGTCTGGGTTTCTTTTGCAGATACCGCAAGGGTGTATTTATCTTCTGCCTCTTGAATTAAAGATATGAATTCATCTTGATATCCAAGGTCATCTACGCTGTCATTAAGTGCCTGTATTTCTTGGGCTGCAACTGTTAGTGGATCATCTGAGTGTGCGTCTTGGGGGGACATGAGAAGCCATCCAAATGCTAACATTGTGGCTGCTGCTATGCGTATTAGTTTTTTAATTTACCTTTCCCCCTTGCAGACTAATGTCTGATAGGGTTATTATATCATTTAATTAAGATTTTAACCGATAGTTATTTAGAAAGCATAATTGCATTAAATTGTATTCCACCTCTTGGTGCGCCCTGAGTTTCTATTCTATGCCACATTCCTTCTGGGAAAAAGATCATGTCTCCTCTTTCTGGATAAAACTCTTCAAGATATGATCCAGTTCCATCTTTAGTGTCTGACAATATCCATTTTGCCTTTCCTTCACACTGTAAAGCAAAAGCAGGCCACTGATCTTTATGGAATCTGATTATGTGTGGCCCCAAACATACTTTTGGACCTATGCCAGATATTGCTATGTTTGTTGATTTTCTTATTACTTCTAGTGCTTCTGAAATTTTTGGAAAATACTTTTTTATTTCAGTCTCTTGTAGATGAGAGGCTAAATATAATTTATGAGATACAATTACATTTCCATAGGCTTTTTCATCTGATCCAGGATTTTCAATAAAGTCTTGTCTAGGTCTATCTAGTTCTAATTCTTGATTTATACAGTATAAAATTTGTTCCCAATTTGGAGTAGTTTCTTCATCAAAAAAATTTTTAAAAATTGCACCAGTGTTATTTTCTATACACTTGTCAATTATTTCACGAAATCCTGCAGGAATTATCATATAAATATTATAGCATAAAAAACAAAAAGGGGAGCAGGTTTCCCCACTCCCCCAGTCGTTGGACTAATTACTTAAGGTAAGTAACCTTAGCCTTTGGATTCTTTGCATTCCACTTCTTTGCAAGTGCATTGAAAGCATCCTTAATTGACTTAAGTGCTACAGCATTATCTGCTGTCAACTTAGCAATTTGTGCATCTTTGTCAAGAACTACCTTATCAGAAGCAGCCTTTGCATCAGCAAGTGCTTTATCTGAAGCAGTCTTTGCATCGGCAAGAGCCTTAGCAGAAGCAGCCTTTTCAGCAGCAATGAGAGCGACATGCTCTGCAGTTGCTTTAACTAATGCAGCATCTGAAGCAGCCTTTGCAGCAAGTGCTGCATCCTTTGCTGCAACCTGTGCAGAAAGTTCTGTTGCTAGATCACGAACTGTGATTTCTGCAAACGGTGAAAGTGTTGGTGCGGTCAAACCTGTTACAGCAGCAGCCACAGCATCGGAAGATGTTGTTGGTGCAAATGTAATAAGTGATCGTGTTCCAGTTGTTGGAAGTGTTGCCTTAAATGTAGCAACTCCAAAATCTGAAAGTGTAGCACCAGTTGTTGCTGTTGCTGTATCTAGTGTTGCTGTAGCAGCAAACACTGTTGCAGTAATTGACTTACCAGATACTTTGTTTCCAAATGCATCTGTTGCAGTTACTGTGATGTCCTGCTTTGTTCCAGCAGCGCCAGTTGCAGGTGCTGAAAGTGTAAGGTTATTAATCTTACCAGCAGTTCCCTGAACATAGTATGTAAAAGTAGTTCCCTGATTGGTAACTGTTACTGTTCCAATTGCTGTGGTCTTTGTGTATACCCAGAATGTTGCAGTTGTTCCTGTACCAGTTGCAATTGTCAAGGTTGAAGAACCTGAAGATGCTCCTACTGGTGCAGCAGATGTGTGTAGTGCAGACACAATTGTTGCGTTAGTTGCTACTACAGAAACAGTTGTTCCTGTGTCAACAGTTGCGACGAACCTTAGTGCGTCAGCAGCGTCAACTGAGTTGTCTGCAGGAACTGGCAATGATGCAGGCGTTGAGATTGATGATGCTGTAGTGTTTGCTACAGAATCCAATGACACAGCGACTGACATTACAGCAGCACTTGCAGGTGTTGCTACGATTGTGCCCAAAGTCATGGCTGCAACCATGGCTAGTGCGATTTTCTTAAATGAGTTCATTTAATTTATTCCTTTTCTTTTTATAGTGTTTTTAGTCCATCCAAATAATCTTCGATGTCTTTTATTTGGCTAGGATTATATTGTATCACATTGCGACTTTCCAGGTCAAATTGCTCTTCTGGAGTCTTTGGTCTGTCTTTAAAGGTGTGAACCTCTACTTCAGTGTCTATATTTTTGGGGGTATGTGATATTGCCCCAAATATTGCTCCACACACAGCATCAGCCAAGTCCTTTGACTTTTTGCGGGGGTGGTCAACTCTGTCATTTTTCATAATCTTTAACTGTGTTAGTTCATCAAATAATAAATCAATTGCTGGCATAGCAAGTCTTTCCTCATACACAAGCATAGCCATATCTTCATAATGTTTTTTAGCAACAGAAACAGTATCAGTTTTCATTCCAACCTGCTTTAACTCATTCTGAATATCAAATGACTGCCAACGGTCAAAAGAAACCATTCCAATATCAAACCCTATTCTTCTAAGGTTCTGAATCCACTGTTTAACTTCTGAAAGATTAACTGGGCCTTCTACCTTTGGTTCCCACCATGCTACTGCATCTACTATTACAATTGGTGCTACTTGTTCGTAGTTATTAATGACTTGTATGTTTACCCATTTTTCTACATGTGCAATAGCAACAGCACACTTATCGTGTTTCTGAGCAAGGTCGGCGTGGACATAATACTTCTTAGTTGGATCTGGTTTAAAGGCTTCGTCAAACCTTCTAAAGTTATCCACAGGATTTCTAAGTGTCATACATGCTCTTACTTTTTCTTGTTGTTTAAAGAATGCATCAGAAGCAAAAGTTGGTACGCATGTAAAGCGCATCATTGCATCTCCAAGGTCAGTCATAAAAGCAATCTTAAAATCATCAATTTGTCTTGTTGGGTTTACTTCCCATGTGGGTCTTTTTAGTGCAAATACTCCTGGGTATTTGTATGAGATGATTTGGTCTTCTTCCCACGAAATTTCAAACTTATTATTTGGATCTGTATCTGGTAATAGGGGGTTAATAATAAACTCATGGGTTCTTTCAATTACCTCTTTCTCAGCAATAACTGCATCATACTTTTCTGATATGTAGTCTCCAGGGTATCTTGGGAATGAAAGCAAAACTACCTTACCAAGGTCTGGGAAACGAGAGTCTACTGATCCACGGAAGGCCTTATAGATATTCTCAGCAGTCTTTCCCTGTTCGTTACCTGTTCCGACTTCAGATGCAAAACCAGAGATCTCATCAAGAACTGCAAGAAGAAGGTTCAAACCCTCATGTGATTCACGCTCTGAGTGACCAGAGTAAACAGTTATAGACTTGTTAAACTCAACTGAGTCTGCCTTAGCATAAAATTTACCAGCAAACCAAGGAGATCTTTCAATCTTGCTCTTAAATCCTTTAAAGAAAACATTCTTTGCCTGTTGTGCGTTAATAGCCACATTGATTAGGTCAATAGCATCCCCACTTGGCTTGCCAAAATATTTTGCTGGGTCTTTTAAACATAATAGTTTATATACAATATATGCACATGCTACGGTTGATACAAAGTCTTTTCCAGATCCCTTGCCAAGTTGCAAAATAATTTCATTCTTTGTATACTTTTCAAAGTATCTTGCCCCTTTTTCTTCTCCCATCAAATCTATAAGATCTTCTTTACGATATATCTGGCTCATTGCTTCAACAATGTCGTATTGAATATCAGAAAGTCCAGGCTGACCTAGGTATGCCTCACCCTCAACAAATGTTTTTGCATCTACTGGAGTTTCTTCAAAATGATTATCTTTAAGTACTTCAAGAAACTCATTGAACATCGTGGACAACTGTAATCACCTCGTTGTCTTTTGCAAATGAAGATAGCCTACGCATAATCTCATCACGAACTTGTGGATATTCTGAAGCAATATCTTTTAGAATAAGGACAAGAACCTCTTGTCTTTT